AAGTTATGGATGGTGACTATGATGTAGAAATATCATCTAAAAATATTAGTCATCTATCATCTAAAAGTAAAGATGTAGAGTATTGGGTGGCACTTGAACCTGAATCAAGTTATGAATAAAAATTGGATTATATATTATGGAAACTTTTTTATGGGTAGAAAAATATCGCCCAACAAAAATCAATGAGTGTGTTTTACCAGACCATTTAAAAAATACTTTTAAAGAATTTGTAGAAGATAAACACATTCCAAATCTAATTTTATCTGGTGGGCCTGGAATTGGTAAGACAACAGTTGCCAAGGCGATGTTAGATGAAATTGGAGCAACATCATTAGTCATAAATGGTTCAGAAGAATCTGGTATTGATGTTCTCAGAAATAAAATCAAAAACTTTGCCTCGACAGTATCCCTAGAGGGTGGTCGTAAGTATGTCATACTTGATGAGGCAGATTACTTAAATCCCCAATCTACACAGCCTGCTCTTCGTGGGTTTATGGAAGAATTTCACAAAAACTGTGGATTCATTCTTACTTGTAATTATAAAAATAGATTAATAGAACCTCTACATTCTAGATGTAGTGTTGTTGATTTTATTATTGCAAAAGAAGATAAACCTAAACTTGCAAAAGACTTTTTTGGTCGTGTTAAAAATATTCTTGAATCAGAGAATATAAAATATGAACCTAGAGTTGTGATGGAGGTATTAACTAAATACTTTCCAGATTGGCGAAGAACAATAAATGAATTACAAAGATATTCTACATCTGGTCAAATAGACGCTGGTATCCTTGTAAATGTATCGGAGGTAAATATCAATGAACTTGTGGCTGCACTCAAAGCAAAAGAATTTACAAATGTGCGAAAGTGGATTGTGCATAATCTTGACAATGACCCTGTTCGCATGTACCGCCGTATTTATGACAGTCTTTATAACCATGCTGATTCTAGTACAATACCCCATGCAGTTCTTATCTTATCTAAGTACCAGTATCAGTCAGCTTTTGTCGCCGACCAAGAAATAAATTTGTTGGCATGTCTAACAGAAATTATGGTAGATGTGAAATGGAAATAGATAATGTACAAGTAGTAAAACCTTTTGGGCCATTAGTTATGATGGCACAATTACCAGAGGGTGTTATTAAAAAATTAAATGAAGTAGTTGATGTAATTAAAGATAAAAAAGATATGGGCGCTAGACTTGCTGGTGTCATAGAGACTGAAAGTGAAATACCACACTCTATGTTAGAAGAAAAAAAAGTGATGAATATCTTTCATGCACTATCTAGAAGTTATATAGAACAAGCTTACTTAAACGCTGGTTTACAAGACCAATGGAATGCTATGGATGTAAAAACACAAATGCAATCTATATGGTCTGTATCTCAATATGAAAATGAATATAATCCACAACACAATCATTCACATTGTCAAATAAGTGCCGTGTTATATTTAAAGATTCCTGCTATGAAACCTAGAAACATACCTAACAAACCAAGAGAAAAAGATGGTCAAATAGAATTTACATTTTGTACAAATGAAAGTATTTTTACAACAGGTTCTTTTGTGGCAAGACCAAAACCAGGCATGTGTTTATTATTTCCTAATAGTTTGTATCACCAAGTATATCCTTTTCAAGGCTCTGGTGAGAGAAGAAGTATCGCATTTAATATGGCGTTTAAAGGATTTAGTAAATCTAGTGGAATACAACTCGCTGGAGATAGTGTAAACTTATATAATGAAACTAATCATGCTGACACAATACCATGGCGTGTAATAGAACAAGGATATCACAAATAATGTATGAATTAAAAGAATATTTAAATGCCATAAATTCTTCTAAAGAAAGACTTATGGATGGTGAAGATGAGATGTGGGAAAAGAAATATCCTGCTTATATCGTAAATAAATGTGTTGCTCCATTTCAAGATACCATATTCCTAGTCAATGAGATGAATATGAATCATCACATGGATAACAAATTACAATTCGACTTTTTACTAAATACTCTAAGAACAAGGAAAAGATATACACCTTGGCTAAAAGCGAAGAAAGAGAAATATTTAGAATATGTAAAAGAGTATTATGGATATAGTAATGAAAAAGCAAAATCAGCTCTTAATATACTAAATGATGAACAATTAAAAACTATTATGAATAGTTTAGATAAAGGCGGTAAACATGGAAAATAATATAAAGTGGTCACAAGAGCAGATGTTCGAAGTTCTGTTAAAAGAGCCAGATGACTTTCTAAAAATTAGAGAAACCTTATCTCGTATAGGAGTTGCCTCTAGAAAAGAAAGAAAGTTATATCAGTCTTGCCACATACTTCATAAACAAGGTAGATATTATATCGTTCACTTTAAAGAATTATTTGCACTTGATGGTAAGGATACGAATTTATCAGAGAACGATATTGCTAGAAGAAACACGATAGTTAAACTTCTAAGTGATTGGGGATTGGTGACTATGAAAGGAACACCAGAACCGATTGCACCATTAAGTCAAATTAAAATTATCGCATTCAAAGAAAAAGATGAATGGATATTAGAAACTAAATATAACATAGGTAAAAAGAAAGAGGTAGAGTAATGGCATATTCAAATAAAGTTTTAGACCATTATGAGAATCCTAGAAATGTAGGTTCTTTTGATAAAGAAGATAAAAATGTTGGCACTGGTATGGTCGGAGCACCTGCTTGTGGCGATGTCATGAAACTTCAAATTAAAGTAGATGATAATAACATTATAACAGACGCTTGTTTTAAAACTTATGGTTGTGGTTCAGCAATTGCCTCATCATCATTATTAACAGAATGGGTAAAAGGTAAAACCCTTAATGAAGCAACAGAAATTAAAAATACAGATATTGCAGAGGAACTTGCACTACCACCAGTAAAAATTCACTGTTCAGTTTTGGCAGAAGACGCTATCAAAACTGCTATCGCAGACTTACAAGAAAAACAAGAAGCGATGGGTAAGTGGCAACCTCAAAAATAAATTATGGAAAACTTCAAAAAATTTCTATCTGAGCAATCAGATGAAAAACCTTATAAACTAATTGTTTTTCAAAACTCTGGTGATGATATAAGAGATGTTAAAGATAGTGCTTTAGGTCAATTAACAGAGCTTCTTAAAAAAGCAGCAAAGTCTGCTAACATAGAAATATATTTTGTAGATTTTACAGGCCTATATGTTTCAAAGAAAAATAAAAAACAATATATTAATGCATTTCCATTTGATGATGATGGGTATGTTGATTTACCAGATAGTAAAGATAAAGGCCCAAATATATATCAAAAACCCATAGAAATTAATACAGAAAATACTATTATTATGCCAAGAGGTCTAGGAACTGCTGGTATGACTAATAATCAAACTTGGACAGATATAATTAAAGATTTTGAGGGGCAAGGGTTTTTAACAATACCATCTATAGAAAATTGGATTAATTGTAGTAGTAAATATTATACAGATATACTTTGTAGAAAAGCAGGACTTAGGACACCCAAAACAGTTCCAATTACATATTCAGAAGATACTGAAAGAGTAATTGAAGAATTAGATAAAAAATTTCCTGTTATATTAAAAACATCAACAGGTTCTCAAACTGGTGTTGGTGTTGTTATAGTAGAAAGTATGAGGTCACTACATGCTGCTGTGCAGATGTTAAAGTTGTATGAAAAACACATGCCTATTCTTATTCAAGAATATATAAAAACAGATTATGATGTTCGTGTTGTAATACTTGATGATAAGATTTTAGGTTCTGTTAAAAGAGAAGTTATTTCAGATAATGATTTTAGAAGTAATATATCTTTGGGTGCAGAGGCAACAAATATAGAATTAACTGAAATAGAAAAAAAAGATTCAATGACGGCTGCAAAGGCTGTTGCTGGTAGATTGGTTGGTGTTGATTTTATACCAGCAAAAAACAGAGAAAAAGAACAACCTTATATACTAGAGGTAAATGCTATGCCTGGTTTTGGTGGTATTGAAAAACTTAAAAAAGGACTTACACAAGAAATACTAGAACATTTTAAAAATAGAAATAATTGGAGAATAGATGATGATTAATGCACTAAGAAAAAAATATGAGGCAGAAGTTGCAGCTGCAAAAGCGAACATTGATGTCTATATAAACAACCCAGTAGGTATTGGTGAACACCCAGACCTAGTTGCAGCTATGGATACAGAAATGACTAAGTTGGCAGACGCTTCTGATAAACTCGCAACACTGAACTCATTCTATCCAGAAACAGCAGAACAATTTTTACAAGAGGAAGAAAATTTATAATTGACAAAACCTGTTGAATCTAATATAATTATATCATGCAATTTTATACTAATGTGACCCCTTGGGGCAACAATCTGCTTGTCAGAGAATATGTGAATGGTGAAAGAATTAATCGAAAGGTTA